TATATCGCAAAAGATTTAATTGAAGCGTTAGAAAATACAAAACAAGAAATTAATGAAAGAACACGTAATACACCTGTTTATAAACGCGGGTTTAATGACTGCTTTGCTATGGTCATGGTGTATGACGAGAAGCTTAGAGGATATACTAAATCAAAGGAAATTGTTGATTTTGAGTGGGAAAGTCCCAAAGAGTTTATTTCTAAGCTGAAACGTAAAGGTTACTCCTTAACTGATTTTGCTACATATTGTGGCTATACTGTTGTCACTAGTAAAAGACCCGAACTAGGTGACATCGCTTTTGAAAATGGGTCTGCAATGATAGCTGATAAAGATCACTGGATTTCAACCTCTGAGATAAACGATGGAGTTCAGAATAAAAGACAAATTCAATTCTTAGAACGAAACGTTTCTCTAATAGCCAGACCAATAAGGAGTTAATTATGGCAGTCTATTACTATGAAGGTGCAAAAATACTCGCACCATTTACAATTACTTCTAATGAACCCATGTTTGATGTGGACACTGTTTCTTTGCGTAAACAGCGGACTTCCCAAGGGGTTCAACGTTGGGAGATTTCCTTTAACATTCAAGGTGAATTCGATACTGCAGATGATTTGTTTGTAGCTTCGGTTGTTGACTTTGACAATGTTAAAACTATGATTATGCCGCAACTTCCTGTTGTTGCTAAAAGACATAATATGAATACAAGCCCTCTCGTAGCTACAGCCGCAGGTGCGGGATCTGAATATGTATATATTGATTCTGCGATCGTAGATGGTTTGTTACCTAAAGGTGCTTTCATCAAATTTTCTAATCATGACAAAATATATGTTGTCCGTCAAGATGTGAGCTTTGATGGTCTTGCTGATAAGTATATTCACATTTACCCTTCCCTCTCTAAGAATGTTAACACTTCAACATCTTTGCTGACAGGAAACAACTGCGTACTTACTTATTATCGTGACATTGACAACGCTCAGGGAATTACTTTTACAGACGGTGTTTTGTCTAACGCTGGAACTATTAATCTTGTAGAGGCACTGTAATGAGAATATTTACACCCGAAGTACAAGCAGTTATCGACAGTGGAGACATTCGATTCTTCTTTCTGATTGAACTTTACTTTAGCCAAACCTATCGCTTTACTAGCTATAAGCACGACATTACTCACAATAATAAAGTGTATACTGCAGGGGGTGGCCTATTTGAATTTGATTCCCCAAAGTTCTCAACAGTTGTTGATAGGGAAGCTTATCGAATTGTTATTGCTGACTTAATTGATCAAATGGCAGCTGAATTCCGTTACAATGTGACAGGAAAAGATATCAAAGTTATGGTTGGCCTTTTAGATGCAAATGATAACCCTCTTGTAAACAGTCATATACTCGATGTGTATAAAGGCTATGTGGACAGCCCTGCAATTAATAATGACTGGGAAACCAAGCTAGCTGTTATCGAAGGTACTTCACCAATGTCTGATCTAGATATGGTGAACACATTTATTACATCTAAAGACGGTATGGACCAAAGAAACATTAACGATACTTCCTTTGACGAGATTTATACGGATAACGAAGTCAGCCTTAAGTGGGGTAAAATCTAATGGGTATTGAACTTCAAATTGCAATGTTTATCTTCTCGACTGCTTATCAGTACAGTCAACAGAAGAAACAAGAAGCGAAGATGAAGGCCGAAGCGGATAAACGCAAAGGCTTTGAAATTACTGTGCGCGGTGAAGCTGCGCATGTTCCTGTGGTTTATGGTAAACAAGCAATAGGTGGTATTGAAACTAAACATCTTGTAAGAGATGGTTTTAGCACAAATACTTCTTTAGCAAGCGTAAGCTTAAGCAGTGGTTTAGGTACTTCTTATAATGGCTCTAAGAACGAAATTCTAGTCATGCAGTATGCCCTTTGCCATGATGGTATCGAGGGTGTTCAGCATATTGTTGTTAATGATACTAGCTATAATGACAGTGAAGCTAAATTTAGTCATAGGTTTAACATTTATAATAATGGTGGTGTTGCAGATCCTACATCTGGTATTCCTGATTCAAATCTTTTTAGCGGAACTGCAAACGTAACTGCTATTTTTCAACTAAATAGAGACGACTACAACTACAATGGAATTCCTTACCTTAAATTCCTTGTAAAAGGTCGTAAAGTTAGAAAAATTACGAAATCAGGATCAACCTATACTCTTGACACTAACTACGTTTATTCAAATAACCCTGCATACTGTTTGCTTGATTACCTTATGAATAAAGATTTTGGTCGTGGTTTAAGTGTTAATGAAGTTGATTTAGAATCATTTTATCATGCGGCTCAAGTATGTGATACCACCGTTGCAAATGACAAGGCTATTGGCGGTAAGGTTAACGGCACAGCTACCTCCAGAGATATTCCCCTTTATGAGTGCAATATTACCCTTGATACCGAAGATAAAATTAGAGATAACGTAGAACGTATTCTAAACACAATGGGTCTGGCCGAACTTGTTTGGTCTTCTAGTGGTAAATACAAGCTTATGCTTGAATACCCACAAAATTCAACTGAACAAGACGCCTTGGTTCCTGTATCAATGTACTTTACTGAAGACGATATTGTTCGCGATGATGTAGGGCTTGCTTGGCCTTCTGCAGCAGATCGCTACAATCAAGCGACAGTTCGGTTCTCTAATGAACACGAAGATTTTAAAGAGGACTCTGTAAGCTGGCCTACTAAATTCTCTGCAACTCATAATTTGTATCTAGAAGAAGATAACCAACAACCTTATAACACTGATATGTCTTTAGATGGAGTTACTGACCCTTATCATGCTCTTGCAAAGGCAGAACAAATTGTTCGTCAATCTCGTACTCGTTTTACTTTAAGTTTTACAGCTACTACAAAAGCTTTAAAAGTAGAACCAGGAGATTTTATTAAAGTAAATCTGCCTCAGATGGCTATTAACAACGAGTTGTTTAGAGTTTCTTCTGTTCAAGTTAATTCTGACTTTACGGTTAAACTTGAATGTTACTCTTTTGATTATCGTATGCTAGCTTGGAGTGTTGGTTATAATATTCCTTATGCAACTAAACCTACTTTTGATTTCTCAATTAACCCTCCAACTAATGTTGTTTTTGAAATAGATGGGGGTAGCTTACTTGGAACTAGGTCAGGACAGCTTACTTGGAATTCTGCTGACGACTCCTCTGTTAAAGAATACTTGATTGAAGCCTCTCCTGATCAGGGTAATACTTGGCATACTCTAGGGATTACTCGAAACACAACCTTTGATGTCTTTGGACTAAATACAGGTGTATATGATTTCTCTGTTCGATCAAGGACACCTGCAGGAACACTTTCAAACAGGACTGTTGCAACAGGTATTACACTTCAGCGTATCACAGTAGATAAGGTTGCTGTTATTTATGCGGATAGTTCAGACTCTACTACAAATACACAATCTTATGAAGTTGGAACAAATAAGTTTGTAGCATATTATACTTATTCTGGTGGTAATTTGCCGACATTGCCTATTAGAACTTTGATTGAGTTCAAGCAATTTGTTGGAGATGATGGTGCGCCAGGTCAGCCTGGAACTAACGGTGTAGACGGTAATCCTGGAAAAGATGGCGTTTCAGCAGGTGTTCTTGTTGTTTATGCAGATGATGCTATTGGAACAAATAAAACCCTTACGTATAATAATCAAGAATATGTTTTGTATTATGAATGGGAAAACTCCCCGCCTGCTGTTCAAGATGTATCGGGTACTTGGGTTAAATTTGTAGGCAAAAACGGTAAAGACGGTAATAATGGTCAATCTGTTTGGACAATTTACTCGCCTGATGCTACAGGTACTAACCAAAGCTTTACTTATAATGGACAAGCCTATGTAACTTTCTACGAATCTGAAACTCAACCTAGTCTACCTGTAAGTGGTCAGACTTGGGTGAAATTTGTAGGAAGTAATGGGTATACTCCAGTTAAAGGTGTTGATTATAATGACGGTTTAAATGGAGCGGCAGCAACAAGTGTTGCTCAACTTCAGATTTATAAACGTTCTGCAACTGCGCTAACTACAGCACCGACTGGCGGTAAATTTAGTTTTACTACAACTACTACTACACCTCCAACAGGTTGGTCTGCAAGTATTCCTACAGGGACAGACCCAGTTTATGTATCAGTTGGTGTTGCATCTATTGTTGGTACTACAGGTGAAGATCTTAGTATAACTTGGTCTACTCCTCAACAAGCTTTCCGAATTGGTGATGATGGTATTCAAGGTAAATCTACTTTCCTTGCTACAGTCTATAAGCGTTCTTCAACTGCTTTAACAGGTGGTATTAGTGGAGGTAGCTTTGAATTTGGTGCTAACTTGCTTACACCCCCAAATGGTTGGTCGATTACTGTCCCTAGCGGCACTGATCCCTTGTATGCTATGCAATATTTGTTCAGTGTGACAGGTGATCAGGGAACTGATTCTGTAACTTCACCAGAAGTTTGGTCTACCCCTGTAGAGATTATGCGTAATGGTGATAATGGCTACACACCTGTAAAAGGTACGGACTACTTTGATGGAGACGATGGTAAATCTACTTACTTAGCTCAAATCTTTAGACGGTCTGCTACTGCACTAACAACTGCACCTACAGGTGGCTCTTATAACTTTGGAACTAACACTTTAACTACTCCTACAAACTGGTTTGCTTATCCACCTTCAGGTAGTGATCCTTTGTATATTACTACTGCGTTGGCAACTGGTTCTGGACCCACCGCTATTGATAGTAGTTTAACTTGGAGAGCACCTACTCTCTTTGTTAGCAATGGTACTAATGGCACTAACGGTACTAACGGTACTAACGGGGCTCCTGGACCTCGCGGCGCAGGTTGGTGGCGTTATACAACAGGTAATAGTGGTGGTGTAA